CATTTGGTTCGGCCGGGACCGGCGGCACCATTCATCTTGCCGGCGAGATGTTCAAGCAAATGGCCGGCATCGACATGACCCATGTGCCCTACAAGGGCAATCTTGCTGTCTATATCGATCCACGCTGGTCCACTCTAATTCACATAACCGCTTGATAGCGCGTGCGGTGTCACCATATTCGTGCATGTGGCTCCATAGGGGTGTATGCCAACATCCGAGACATTCACGGGACACCAGGAGACATCCAATGGCCCGCAGTGTGCGAGCACCGAAGCTCGAAACCAGGACATCGCGGCTGAAGCTCGCGGTTCGGAAGAAACCCTATTTCGTCACCATCTCGCCCCGCATCGCGCTCGGATACCGCCGTAATGCCATCGCCGGCAGCTGGTCGGTGCGTGCCAGCGATGGGCATGGTGGGAATTGGCTCAAACAATTTGCCCTAGCTGACGATCACGAATCATCGAACGGCGAAAGCGTCCTAGATTTCTGGCAAGCGCAAGACAAAGCCCGCCTGATCGCCCGCGTCGGCGAAGGATCATCCGGCGAACGTCCGGCTACGGTAGGCGAGGCGCTCGACGCCTACGAAGTGGATCTTCGCGCCCGCGGTGGCGCCCTGGGCAACGTCGGCCGGGTGCGGTTCAATGTGCCGAACACGCTCGCATCACGACCGGTCACGTTGTTGACGGCGAAGGAGCTGCGCGCTTGGCGCGACCGACTCGTCAAGAACGGCATGGCGCCGGCATCCGCCGACCGTACCGCACGCGCCCTGGCAGCCGCGCTCTCATTGGCTGCGAAGGACGATCCTCGCATCATCAACGCTGCCGCGTGGAAAACAGGTCTAGCTCGGCTACCGGACGCCGAGCAGAGCCGCCATGATGTCATTCTGACCGACCGTGCAGTTCGCGCCGTGGTCGTTGCCGCATACGGCATTGATCAGGCGTTTGGGTTGTTCGTCGAGCTGGCCGCGGTCACCGGCGCCCGTGCTTCGCAATTGCTTCGGGTCGAAGTCTGCGACCTACAGGACGGCACGGCGCCGCGGCTCTTGGTGCCGACATCGCGCAAGGGGCGCCGGCGACAGACCGAACGCCGGCCGTTGCCGATCCCGCCGACCCTTGCGCAGGCGCTACGCCGAGCCGCGCTCGATCGGCCGCGAAATACTCCGCTGCTCCTCCGTGCCGATGGCTCGCGCTGGCCTGCACTTGACCTCGTCATGTTCCGGCGCGCGGCCAAACAGGCAGGCCTCGATCCTGACGTTACGCCGTACAGCTTGCGCCACAGCAGCATCGTGCGCCAGCTTATCGCCGGCGTACCGTTGAGGTTGGTCGCTGCGGGCCATGACACCAGCACGGCGATCATCGAGCGGAATTATTCCAGGCACATCATCGGCGATCCTTCCGACGCACTGACACGCCGCGCGATGCTCGACCTGGCCATGCCAGAGCCAGCGGACAACGTGGTGCCGATCGCGGGGCGTTAGGCATATGCTGACCAGGGCGAAGCCGGCACCATTCGCGGACTACAACGCCGAGACCTGCGAGGGCGTGCTGTCGGAAGACTACAAGCGTGCGATCCGGGATGCGATCCCGTCCGGGATCAAACCGACCGATGCGTTTTGGGATACCCTCACCGACATCGTTTCTAAATTTTACATCCTGGAAAAGTGCCGCGCCAATCAGCGCCGCGCTGTCGACGAAATCAAGCGCTGGCAAAAAATTGCCAAGTTGCTGGCGGCTGCCAAGCGGACCGACGATGTCAAGGACATGGTGAAGACCGCTAAAGGGAAGCTGACCGGCTATAGGTTGGTGGTCGGGGACTTCAAGGGGACAAAGAACCCAAACCGCGAAGCGCTTTACATGTGGGTCCTGGAGGACCTGTGGTGCAGGAGTCTCGGCCTGCAACTCGGTATATCACGGTACGCCGATAAAAAAAGACCAGGACCGCTGATCAAGTTCTTCGCCGCCTGTGTCAATCCGCTGCTACCGAAGCCGCTCGCGGACAATAGCATTGTCTCGATTGTTAGACGGGCGAAGGCGCGGCGGAAGCAATTCGAGATTTTGAACAGAAAAGCCAAGCTGAAAGCAGCGGCTGCAGCTGATCCAGAGCTGGCGCGCAAGGCATCTTTACCAATGTTGGTAAAGATGCATCCCAAGAAGGATCGGATGTAAGTATTTTTTCAAACCGCAAAAATCGATTCAGAGCACTACAAAGAACCCATCTTCACAACCGGCTTTTTGAGTCCATCATCATCCCCGCAACATCGTTGTGAAGGAGGACTCAAAATGGCGCGGCCAGAAATCACCGGTCGTCGTACCGGTCCGCCGGTCGAAAGGCTGGCGTTCACGGTGCCCGAGTTCTGTGAAGCACACAGAATCAGTCAGAGCTTCTATTATAAAATTCGGAATCTCGGCCTTGGTCCTCATGAGACGAGGAAGGGCGAGAAGGGTGACAAGGTTCTGATCACCGCCGAGAGCGCCGCGGCCTGGCGCAATCCACAGACCGAACCTGCATAGGAAGAAAAGGGGAGACGGGCGCATTTCGCGCACCGTCCCTCTTTTTTTCCGGCCGTTACGAGCGGTCCCGGAATTCTCCAAGAGCGACCAAGGAGCAGAACATGTCTACATATAAGCGGCGCAGACCCCCGGCGCAACAAATTCTAGCAGCGCTCGGCCAGCGCACCTCAATCCCGAAAGCATTTTTCAGGCTCGTGAACCCCCGGCGCCGAGAGCCATGGGGACGGCGCTTCTGTGAGAGGCGCCAATGACCGCGACATTCATCACCAACGAGACCCTCGCAATCGACAAAATCATCATTGGCGTGCGCCATCGCGTGGACATGGGCGATCTCAGCGAACTCGCTGCAAGCATCAGCGCGATTGGGTTGCTCAATCCGATTGTTGTCACGCGAGCCGGAGTTCTGGTCGCGGGCGCGCGCCGCTTGGCAGCATGCAAATCGCTGGGAATGACGGAAATCCGCGCGACAATCCTTCCGGAGGACGCTGCATGATCAAAATCGATCCGGAAATCCGAAAAGTACTGCCACCGACGCTACGCGCGGAGATCGATGAGAACGCGTGCAGGAAGGAGCTAACTCCGTCCGAATGGGTCATGACGTTGGAACAAGCCGAAGAGATCGCGAAACGTCAAGCTAAAGAACGCGAGATCATCGGCAAGTCGATCCCTGTGGAAACCTTCCCACACGGGTCCAAAGGCAAATCCCGCGACAAGATCGGCGCGATTGTTGGCGTTTCCGGGCGCACGTACGAGAAAGCCAAGGCGGTGGTCGAAGCGGCCAAGGCTGAGCCCGAAAGATTTGGCCACCTCATTGCCGAAATGGACCGCACCGGCAAGGTGAACGCGGCGCACCGCGCATTGCGGCGCGCTGAGGACGAAAAACGAATCCTCGCTCTTGCGCCGGTGGCGGGCCTTTTCAAAACACTCGTGATTGATCCGCCTTGGCAATACGACATGGATTTTCTCGGTCGGGGAAAGCCCGACTACGATACCATGAGCCATGAGGAGCTGCTCGCGCTACCGGTCGAATCGTGGGCCGAGGCCGACGCGCACTGCTACCTCTGGACAACGAACGCGATGTTTCCGGCGGCCGTTGAGTTGATGTCGAAGTGGGGGTTTCGTCACAACACGGTTTTGACGTGGGCAAAGCCACATTACGGGCTGGGGACGCACTTCCGGGGGCAAACCGAGCACGTGCTGTTCGGAATCCGGGGCACGCTCGCCACGCGCGCCAACGATATTTCGACGCTGTTCGAAGCGCCGGTCGGCAAGCACAGCGAGAAGCCCGAGAAGTTTTACGAGATCGTCAGGCGAGCGAGCTATCCGCCCTACGGTGAAGCCTTCCAACGTATGGCGCGGTCGGACTTCGTGAATTTATACCAACAGCAAATCGCGTTGGAGGCAGCGCAATGACTGCCGCAAGCAACATGACCGAACTGCATCGCTTCGTCCCCTTCGACCGCGCCATGGACTACGTCCGGATGGGCTGGGTGCCGCTTCCGAGCCCGATTGGGACGCACCACGGCAGATGGGCGGTGCATTTAATGTGGCGCTGCTGCTGCGGCAGGCGCGCCCGGGCGAAGGCTTACTCGGCACGGCAGCTCGCGAAGGCCGCGCCATGACCGACGCCGATCTCGCTATGATCCGCGCTGCGCTCGCTGACTGCGCTGGCGGTCTGGCGCGGACTCTGCTCGGCGAACCGAACAGGGACACATCCACCAAGACCGAATTGCGTTTCGGCCGAAACAAGGGCTCGCTCGCGGTCAAATTGAGCGGACCTAAAGCCGGCAGATTTTTCGAGAACTCCACTCAAGAAGGCGGCGACATGCTCGCCTTAATCATGCGCGAGCGTCGATGCACCTTCCGCGAGGCGATCAACTTTGCTCGCGAGTTCTGCAGCTTAAGAATAATCGTTCCCCGGGCTGTAGCCCGGCCGGAGCAGGATCGACAGCGACGTATGGACGCTATGGACGCCGCCTCGGATATCTGGCGCGGTTCTGTCGATCCTCGCGGCGCCGTGGTCGAGCGTTATCTCGCTTCGCGCGGCCTGCCTTTGCTCGATGAACTCGCCGGCGATGTCCTGCGCTTCCACGCCGCACTTCGTTTCGATGGGCGCAACGTACCGACGATGGTGGCGCTGTTGCGCGACATCTGGAGCGAGTGTGCCTGCGGCATCATACGAACGTTTTTCGACGACCAGGGCCACAAGATCATGCGGAAGATGTTAGGCCGTGCCGGTCGCGCAGCGGTGAAGCTGGATGCCGACGCCAACGTCACCGAAGGCCTGCACGTTTGCGAAGGCGTCGAGACCGGCATCGCCGCGATGGTCGCAGGCTATCGCCCGGTTTGGGCGCTCGGATCAGCAGGAGCTATCGCGAAATTTCCGGTTCTTGGCGGCATCGACGCACTGACGATCTTGACCGAGACGAACGATGGTGGGGCAAACGCGCGCGCGGTCACCGAAGTCTCGGCCCGTTGGCATGAAGCGGGCCGCGAGGTGCTCACGGTCGAGATGCTGGTCGGCGGTGATTTTAACGATGCATGGCGGGAGGCAGCGCCATGACTGCGAACGAGATCGAATTTCCGCCCCCCGATCCGCGCCTCGTCGGCAAGGTGCGCCAGACGAAGCTTGAGCCGAAGGTCGCTGTCAATGGTTCTAGGCACGCGTTTCAGCAGGTGACCGGTGACGACGGCGTCCGCCTTGAGGACTTCGTCGCGTATTTGCCGACCCACCAATATTATCATCGCCCGACCGCGACCATGTGGGTCGGCGTCAGCATCAACGCCAAGATCGAGCCGCTCGTGATCAACGGCGAGAAGATCAGGGCAACTGACTGGCTCGATGCAAATCAGTGCGCTGGACAAATGACGTGGTTGCCCGGCGCACCACCAGAGATCAAGAACAAGGTGATCACCGAAGGCGGCTGGATCGCTCATCCCGGTGCGACCTGTCTCAACCTGTATCGCGGGCCGACCGTGGTGCCGGGCAACGCCGGCGGCGCCGGCCGCTGGCTCGACCATGTTCGCAAGGTCTATCCCACCGACGCCGATCACCTGCTTCTATGGTTCGCCTTTCGCGTGCAGTTTCCCGGCCTCAAGATCAACCACTGCCTGTTTCTCGGCGGCTCACCCGGCATCGGCAAGGACACGATGCTCGCGCCCGTGATCAACGCGGTCGGACCATGGAACGTGCAGGAGATCGCACCGAAGGCGCTGCTCGACCGTTTCAACGGTTACGTCAAAGGCGAGATCGTTAGGGTCTCAGAGGCCAGAGACCTCGGCGACATCAACAGGTACGAATTTTATGAAGCGACCAAAACGCTGTGTGCCGCGCCGCCCGATGTCCTGCGCTGCAATGAGAAACACACCAAGGAATTTTACGTTCCGAATGTCTGCGGCCTGATCTTGACCAGCAACTATCGCACGGACGGCATCTATCTACCTGGCGATGATCGTCGTCACTATGTCGCGTGGTCAGACGCCGCGGCTACCGATTTCGATGCTAGTTACTGGCCTGCGCTGTGGTCATGGTATCGCTGCGGTGGCGGCTTCGAGGATGTCGCCGCGTTTTTGCTTAGGCTCGATCTTGCGGGCTTCGATCCAGCCGCACCCCCACCAAAGACGGATGCCTTCTGGGCCGTGGTCGATGCCAGCGCCGCGCCGGAGGATGCTGAATTCGCCGACGCGCTAGATCGGATCGGTAATCCCAAGGCAGTCACACTACATCAGGTCCGGGTATCGGCGACCGATGGTTTACGCGAGTGGCTCGACGATCGTAAGAACCGGCGCACGGTCCCGCACCGGTTCGAAAAGTGCGGCTACTTGCCGGTGCGCAATGAGACAGCGAAAGACGGCTACTTCGTCGTCAACGGCACCCGGCAAACCATCTACGTCAAGACCAACTTGTCACCGAAAGACCGCTTTCAGGCAGCGGTGACGCTGGGAGATGAAAGGTTGAATTTTTAACGTTGAGGCCCGACCGGCGCCGGAAAATGGTTTCGGCTTACCATTTTAGGGCCACAGAATCGGTCAAGTAGGTGAAGTAGGTGAAGTAGGTGATCTTGTATCCCCTTACTCTGTCCTTACTCTAGAGCCCTTCCTTCCCTTCCAATCACCCAAGCTAAGCAATAAGAATCCAGATAAGGGGATGGCGGATCACCTACTTCACCGACTCCACCTACCGCAGGCGGGCGAAATGGACGGGGAATCCAAGCGGACGGCTGCGGAAGAAGTGAGAGCAAACGGTACCCCAGGTACTGGAAAGCTTTTTGAAAAAAAGCAGGGCAACGCCCGCCGTCGGCATTCCACCCGTTATTGCTTTGAAACCATATCGGGAAGTTTGAAAATGAAAATCGGATTGGTCGACGCCGCCACGGTGGCGAAAGTGGTCGGTGTTTCCAGGCAACGGATCAATAATCTCGTCGCTGATGGCGTGCTGCCGCGGGCCGATCGCGGTCGTTTCGATCTGCCGTCGACGGTGCAGGCCTTTTTCCAGCACAAGTATGCGAAGCTGCAGGCCTGCGATGCTGACGCGAAAAGCTTGACCATCGAGCGTTCGCGGCTGGCACGGCTCAAGGCTGATGCCGCCGAGCGGGAAGCCAAGCAGGAAGCTGGCGAGCTTGTATCGGTGTCCGAAGTCGAAGCGGGTTGGCTGGCGATCGCCGGCACCGTGCGAACGCGCATCTTGCTGGTGCCCCGGAAGATCGCGCCGCGTGTCGTGACCGGGACGGCGATCGAAGCCGAACGTCTGATGCAGAGGGAGCTCAATGCCGCGCTTGCAGAGATTGCCGCCACGCCAGTCTGATCGTTCGCCGGCATTGTGCCACGCGATGAAGCGGACGCTGGCTGCGTTTGCGCCGCCGCCAGAGTTGACCGTCAGCCAATGGGCCGACCGCGAAAGGCGCCTATCGCCGGAAGCATCCGCTGAGCCGGGGCGGTGGGACACCGGTCGAACCGCGTATTTGCGCGACGTTATGAATGCGATGAACGACCCGGCGATCACCCGCATCGTCTGCATCAAAGGTTCGCAAGTCGGCTGGACCGAGGTGCTGAACAACGTTTTGGGCTATCTGATCAGCGAAGATCCTGGTCCTGTCCTGATCATCCAACCGAGCCTCGAAATGGCCGAAGCATGGTCGAAGGATCGCCTGGCGCCGATGCTGCGCGACACGCCGTGCCTAGCCGGCAAGGTTCATTCGCCGCTCGCCCGGGATTCCAGCAATACTCTTCGCCAGAAGGTCTTCGCCGGCGGCCGCTTGGCGATCGTTGGTGCCAATAGTCCTGCCGGCCTTGCGTCCCGTCCGGTGCGCATCGTGATCGCCGACGAAGTCGATCGTTTCCCGGTGTCCGCCGGCAGCGAAGGTGATCCTTTGTCGCTGGCGGCGAAACGGCAGCTAACATTTTGGGATAGAAAAACGTTGCTCGGCAGTACGCCGACGCTGAAAGACATGAGCGTGATCTGGCGTGAGTGGTTGGCATCCGATCAGCGTCGCTTTTTTGTGCGATGCCACGCCTGCGATCACGAACAACCGTTAGTCTGGTCCAATGTGCGCTGGGACAAGACCGACGCTGGAAAGCATTTGCCGTCGACCGCGCACTATGTTTGCGAAGCTTGCAGCTCGGTCTGGACCGATAGCGATCGCCACGACGCCGTCGCCAAGGGCCGATGGATTGCAACAAATCCCGACGTCGCCGACGTCGCCGGCTTTCACGTTCCAGGTTTCCTGTCGCCGTGGACGCCGCTTGCTTATATCGTGAGTGAGTTTCTCGCAGCGCGTCGAGATCCTCAGCTTTTACAGGTCTGGTCGAATACGGTGTTAGGCGAGCCAACCGAACCATTGCAAGAGACGATCGAGGGCTCGTCGCTGTCGCGCCGTGGCGAGGTCTATGGGGCGCAGTCGATCCCAAATCAGGTGCTGCTACTCGTCGCCGGGGTCGACGTGCAGGCCGATCGCCTTGAAGTGCAGGTTGTCGGCTTTGGCGCACACGAAGAATCGTGGATAGTGCGTTATGAAGTCCTGCCTGGCGATCCCTCTCAAACCAGCGTCTGGAAACTGCTCGACAACGTGCTGACCGAGCCCTATTGCACCGATGCCGGCCGCGAGTTACGAATTCGTGCGACCGCGATTGATACCGGCGGGCACCATCAACACCAGGTGCTGCTGTATTGCCAGCAACGCCGCCATCGCAATTGTTTACCGATCAAAGGTGCTAGCGGGCCGCGTCCGATCTGGCCGGCGCGGGTGTCGAGGACGAAAACCAATCAGCGCATTTGGGTCATCGGCGTCGACGCTGGCAAAGATGCGATTTATGGCCGGCTGCGGATCACCGAGCCGGGCCCCGGTTACGTGCACTTCCCGATCGGCATTCCTTTCGACGCCGAATATTTTGCGCAATTGACGAGCGAAGTAGTGCGCACACGCTACAACGAGGGCCGTCCGTATCGGGTTTGGGTATTGCCGCCCGGCATTCGCAACGAGGTTTTAGACGTGAGCGTCTATTGCCTGGCGGCACGTCACGCGACCAGGATACGGCTAGATCTGGCGCGGCGGCAGGAACCACCTCCGTCGCCGGCGGAGGAGCTGCTCGACGACGAGGCGCCACCACCGCGGGCTCCCGTCGAGCCTGAGACGGGCTCGCCCGCCGGACCACCACCGCAGCACAGGGACCGCGATCCGCGGGAATTTCATTCACTTTGGGTTGAATCTCGGCAGCCGCGCAATTGGGTCCGCGACGGGGGCAGAATTTCAGGATGGTGGGATCGTGACAGATGATCTCGCCGATCGTGGAACGCCACGTTGTAGAAGTGATCGGCACCCTTGAAGCCGGCGAATGCCGGCATTGAGATAAAATCGCGGCTAGGCACATGTGGTTTTGTCGGACCGATAGACCCGCCCCTGTACTCGCGCCCGTCGCCTCGTCACTTGCAAGCTTTATCAGCCTTCAAAGCTGTTTCCGCTGATGCG